GGGTGCGCGGTTGCCCAGTCGCCCACAATGTCGTCCTGGCGTTTCTGGTCGGCATTAAACTCTGTCTTGGTAACGTAGTCGCCCAGAGCGGTTTTATCGGCCTTGTCGGTTTCCAGATGGGTGATGGAATCAGTGTTGCCGGAGATCGCCGTATCCTGCTGGGTGTTCTTGGCCTTGATATCGGCAATCTCCTGCTTGTTGGTGGCGTTGTCACCCTCAAGCGCGGTAATACGCTTCTCATGGTCTGCCAGCTCGGTGGCGTGGGTCGCCAGCTCGGCGGCGTTCTTGGCAATGAGCTGGCCGTTCGCCAGCTCTGCGGCCTTGGCGCGGTCGATTTCAGCGGTCAGCGCGGCATTGGTGTTGTCGGTCTTGGTGTCCAGCTGGGTAAAGTGGGCCTTGGCCTGTTCGCAACACTCTTCCAGTTTGTCCAGCCGCCCATCCTGCTGAACGTCCTTCTCCTGAATGTGCGCGATCGCATCCCGGTTGGATTCAATTTTTGCCTCATCCTCGGTAAGGTCAGACCGGATACCGTCCGTCACGCTGGTAAGGCGTTCGATAGCCTGATGATTTGCCGTGATTTCCTCATGCTGGGCGGTAAGACGGCCCTCATGGTCGGCCAGCTGTTCGGCATGGTCGGCCAGCTCGTGGGCGTTCTTGGCGATAGCGGCGGCATTGTCCTGAATGTTCTTGGTATTCTTGGCAATGTCGGCGGTGTTCTGGGCAATGCTGGCATCGTGGCTCTTGAGCTTGGTATCAATGCCGTTCAGCCGGGAATCATGCTCGGTGTCCTTTGCCTGAAGGGCGGCAATGTCGCCGTCATTGCTGGTGATTTGCCTCTGTAGATCCTCGTCCTTGGCGTGCAGGTCGGCAATTTCGGTGGTGTGCTGGGCGGTGGTGGCCTGCAAACCGTCAATCTCGGTTTCGGCAGTCGCCACGCGCTCGGCCAGAGCGTCAACACGGGCCTTATCCTCGGCCACAGTGTTTTTCATCTCCGCGTTGTCCTTGGTGAACTGGTCGATTTTCTCCCGGAATTCCGCGTTGTCAGACGCGAAACCGGAGACCTGAGACGACAGGTCTTTCACCTCGTTCTTATACTGCTCCACCTGCGCATTATATGCACCGGTCTTGGCCCAGTATCTCGTATTGGTGATATCCACGCCTGGGCCCACGTTGCACTTGCTGGTGTAGCTTTCGCCGTCGTGGGTCACAATGGTAAGGGATTCGTAGGAGCGGTGATTGTCCCACTCAATGGGGTCTGCGAAAATCGGCACATACCGGGAGCCGATATACTGAGACGGGGGACACGGCCCACAGGGAACAGGGGGCCGGGGCGGCATCGGCGGATGATGGGGGCCGCAAGGGCCCGGCCCACAGGGGCCGGGGTCAGCAGGCGCAAAAGGTGCGGGCTTGATGGGAAAACCACAATCATTCTTGCAACTCATGTTGAAAACTCCTTTCTTAATAGGTGATGATAAGATGACCATACTCGGGCTCAGTGATATCGGTGCCGGTGTTGAAAGTCAGCCAGCCCCAATTTGCAGGGACATAAGCACAGAAATGCCCGTCCGGGGTCAGACCGAACCACACAAAGCGAACCATTTCACAGACCATAGCAGGCAGATTTTTGTCTGCCCATTCCAGAAACTTGCCGTTCTCAAAGTCACCGTCGTTCAGACGGTCGTTGATACACTTCTGAGCGGCGGCAAGGTCAGCCATTGCGGAATTGAGCGCGGTGATGTTGCCGCCCTGCGATTCCTGCCCTTTGGCAATGCCCTGCACCAGAGCTGTCAAGCTCTGAATCTGGGAGACCATCCAACGAAGGTCATACATCCCCGGGTCGCCGGGGACGTAGGGCGGGGACGGGCAAAACGGATAGTCCATAAATTCACCCCCTCATTTCTTTCAACAGCTCGTCGGCCCGGATTGCTTCCGGGGTAAAGCTGTTGTTTTTCCACCATGCCCAAAGAGCGGCGGCGATCGTCAGACCGGTGGTTACCCAAGGCTCAAGGGTGGCACTGTCGATGGGCAGGGGGCTCAGACCGGCCACGCTAAGAACCTGATTTGCCAGAGCCAGCGCGAGAACGGCGGTTCTTGCAATCGTTGCGGGCTCGATTTTCATATCAATCACCTTTCCTTTCTAAGTCGTTGATACGGCGGTTCACCACTTTCATTTGCTCTTCCAACACGGGAACACGGCGTGCAAAGTGGTTATGTTCGCGCACTTCCCGGGTCAATTCATCTAGTCTGGCATCGGTGACGGCCTGCGCCTTGCTGTTTGCGATAAGAACACCCGAAAGCGTCACAAGCCCGCCGATAAGAGCAACGATGATTTCCGATATCATATTAACACCTCCATCAATAAAAGTCAAGGCAGAACGTGCGGTGGAAGGAATCAGCAATCACACGATACATATTGAAGAGCACAGTCTGCCGCTCTGCCTCAATCATCTCCTGCGTCGTGGTAACACCGATATTGCCGCCTCGCTTCCACTCGCGAACGGTGGTCACGGTCTCGGATTCCTTGCCCGTAACAGCCGCAAGGCCGTGCTCCTCATGCTTGCCGGTCTTGGAATCCTGTGCAGTTCCACGGTCTCCGGCCTGCCGCTCGGTGTGCCCGTGTCCATCGGTGCGGCCCGTGTCTCCATGGGTGCCGTGGGCCCGGTCGATGCTGTCACGCTGGCCGGTGGTGAGGCCCTCGGTGTCCTGCTTGGTCTCGGTGTCCGACGTGCTTTCTTGGTGGTCGGTCATGTTCTCGGTGGTAACGTCGTCTTGGGTGCCGGTGGTGTTTTCGGTCTCTGTCCAGTCGGTTTTGCGGGTATCGTCTGCGGTGCCGGTCTCCTTATAGATCGTGGTGGAAGCGTCGAACGGCTGATAGGTCGCCTCGTTCTCGGCAGAAACCTTGCCCTCAACGTCTGTCTGGCTGTCCTTGGTGGTCTTGAGTTTATCGGTCATTGTTTCGCCGTGGGTCGTGAGCCGGGTGCCGGTGGTATCCCGGTCAAGGGTGCCCTTGGTGTCCCGGGTCTCGTCTGCGCTGGTCTGGGTATGAGCAAAACCATGCTCTTTCCCGGCAGTACTGCCCACGGTTTTCTCCTGCCCTGCGGTATTGTCCGTGGTGAAACCGTCCGCTTTGGTGTCCTCGTGGTAAAGGTTGCCGGTGGTCTCCATCTGGTGGCGGTCGTCAGCGTGCTGGCTCTGCTCGTCGGATCCACCGTGGGAGTGGGTGGCCGTGTTCTCGGCGGTATCCATGGCCCGTTCAGTGGTGTCCTTGGTCAGCTCGTGCACGTCGGTGTTCCAGATGGGATTATATTCTAGCTGGGTCGTGGCAAAAAGCTTTTTCCAAATGGGGAGATTTTCCCGGCTCCACCAATACAATTCGGATTTCATCCAAATGGGGTCGGGGTGGTACAGCGGAGCCAGACCATGCGCACGGCGTATCGCCTGAATTACTCCCGCTTTCTCCATGCCCTCAGGAACCAGCATATTGGCAAAAAGATTGGGGTCTGCCATCAACAGCGCTTCCAGATTGCAAGAAGAGACAAGCTCATTCACCAACATTGTTATTCACCTCTTTCCCTTCGTTGTTGGTCTCGGTCTCGTCGGCCTCGCCTGCGTCGAAATCGGGCTCAACCATCTTAAACGTGATATCGGTGTCGTACATCTCATTGACGATTGCAAGGGACTTTTCCAGCGTGATGCGCCAGACCTCGCGTCGGTTGAAGGTTTCCGCGTCTGCCGCTTTCGATTCCGTCACAACCATTCTTTCCTTTTTGTTGGGCTGAACGGATACGCCCAGTTCCCTGTAAAAGTCGCACAGGATGTTCCGACGATACTCCATCAAATCGGGAAGAATAAAGTTCTTGGAAAGGTCGCGGTCAAACTGCATGATTGGAAGAGTGAAATCACCGTCCGCTTTGGCGGTCAGTTGTTGTTTCAAGTCGGCATTGATAACGACAGCAGGGGCACCGTTTGCCAGCTTGCTGAAAATCCCTTCCATGGTGCGCTTGCCCTTATCGTCCTTGGCGATCGCCGCATAGGCGAAACGGGCATTGATTGCACTTTGCCGGATTGCGATTTCTGCCAGTTGCATTTCCCGCGCATACTTGGTCACCAAATCCCACGTTCCTTGATAGTCGGGTGTGAGCTTGATAACAGCGCACTCTTTGCCGATTTCCAGAGGGCGCGGAAAATTAAAGAACGTCGTTGAAATCTGCATTCCGCGCGGCTGGTATTGCAGGCCGTAGCCGGTCGGAATTGCAGGTTGTACAACAAGCCCGTAAGTTTTCGACTTGAAAACGGTCGCAAAACCGGTGCGGAACAGCTGGTAAAGAAATGCATCATAATCCCACCCGATTTGACCGGGGCCGTTCTCGGGGAGCCCGCTGAATTCAATGAGACCGCGCAACCTCTGAAAGAAAGAACGTTCCCAATAATTCATTGCGTCTGTGGAAAACGTTGCATCGAAATTTCCGCACAGCGTGCCGCCGTCGTAGTATCCGCTATAACATTGGTACATATTAATCACCTCATTCGATAAATACACCGCTGTCCATTGCGGCGTTAATGTAAGAAATTTCATCGGGCTTGGCGTTCAGCGGAGCACAGGAGAAACCATGGGTCTTGCAATAACCCTGCACAGGCTTTGCAACCTTCATTACCGGATAGCCGTACACCTTTTGGAAACCTGCATCGTCCACCGGGGGGTAATACAGCAAGGTCAACTTTGCTTCCAGCGGCAAAAGCACCTGCGACGCACCGCCCAATGTGCCCGCTGTGCAGTTGATGGGGGAAACTGTTTGTTGCACACCCTGCGCAACTTGGGCCATACCTTGCGCGGCCTGAGATACGCCGCCTGTGAATCCTGCCACGGTAGACAGGAGACCCCCGCCGAAATTCATTGCGCCGGTGACTGTGTTGGTTGCACCGGTCAGCACACGCACCGGGTCAATGTTACTGGTGCCGATTCCGTAGGGGCTGGCTATGCTGGTGCTTCCAGCGTATACCGTGTAATCTCCGGCCCGGACTAGTGTTGTTACACTGCCGTCCACGAAACACACAGACCAATCAATATCAAGGTTTGCCGCCGTGTTGCATTGGTCAACGGGAACCGCCAGCGTGCCCACGAAAGGAACGTATAACTGAATTTGACAGTTCATCCGCTTCCAATCGTCTGCGGGCCACGGTATCGCGATCGTGGTATGAACACTCCGGGAGCTTGACGGAGTGACCTGTTGTGCAAAAACGGTGGTGTTGAACTGCCCCAAGGTGATTTCCGTTTGCCGTCCTGCGCCGTATCGGGAAAGGTTTATGGGTATCCAGATGCAGGAGCGGACGCACTCCAACGCATTGCCGCCAAACAAAAGTTTGTTCATAAACTCGGGCAATGCCAATTCCCAACGAACCATAGGTTTGGTAAGGGTTTCCCACGTCAAGGAAACTGCGGTCAACAAACTTCCCAACGTGGCGGCGCTCATTGCATAGGCGTGCAGGCCAGACTTGCCAACACAGGACAGAACAAATGTGCCACCAGAGGCATCAATATTTCCGTCCGTGATATCTGCCGACGCTGTGGAAATCTTGGGAGCCATTCCCACGGCCTGCCGGGTATCCTGCAAACGGAACGTTGCGCCGCTGGAATCTTGATTGAAACCGTATTCAATGAATGCGTCCGTTTTAAGAATGGTATCACGGTAGGTTGCCAGCGGGTCAAGCTCTAACGTGAATTGCCAAATGTTGGCGGTGCCCCTGCCTCGGATACCGATTGAAATATCGCGTATCCAATAGAAACTTGCTGTCTCTTCGCACTGGCAATAATTCCACTGGGGGGAAATGTTGATACTGTTCAACGTGACGTAAATTACGGGCCGCTCCATGCTGGTGGTTTGCTTGAAATCGCAACGCTCCTCGTCGGGGAGCTCAGTATAATCAAATGCTTTGGTTGAATTTACGCGCTTCTCAATGTTTCCAAAGTGGAAGTGATACCCATGTTCTACACTGGGCGCGGGAACTGCGCCGTTAAACTCGCCTCGTGCCATTGTTTCACCTACTTTCTAACAATAAAGGCCCGGCCTTTTTACGGTCGGGCCTCGCGGCTGGTTACGGCTGTGCGTCGTCGCTCATATAGAAGAGAATTGCATTCTCTGTGGGGTCACTGAGATAGTTCATCTTCCAATGATGTTCCGTATTGTAATACTCGCCTTTCGTGTTGAAAGGCGTGGTATAAACACTGTCCATCATGTAGACGGTCGCCAGCGCTCTGCGGTCATACAGCAGGCCCACCACCATGGGCAGGTCAACTTCGTCACCGGTCTCCTGCTTGGCGGTGTTCACGTTGAACTGAGCGGGAATGACCTTCACGCGGCTCTTGTCGTTGATGTTCTGCCAGAAGTTGACCCCCTCATAGTTGCCAAAGGAAAGATAACCGGGGCCAAAGATAGCAGGGAACACCCACGACTTGGCATCATTGATGAGGGGCTGGTACAGAAGCAGTTTCTGTTCACTCTTGGGAGTGTGCCGGAGCAGGGTCAACGGATCTCCGTTGTCGTCGGTGCAGGCGGGAACCAGATGATAAAGGTCGGTGCTTTCCTCAAGCAGGGCCGTCTGAGTTTCCAGCAGGGAGACAAAGAAAGAAAGGAATTCCTGCAAATGGGTGGTCAGCAGTTCAGCGGTGGTGTAGGTCGTGCCGCGTGCCTTGTTGAATTCGGCAGTAAGGTTGACCTTCTGGCCGGGTTTGCCGGTGTTGTACAGACTGCCGATAAAGTTCATCACGACGGCACGATTTTCTGCGGTTTTCCAGCGGGCCACGTCGTTTGCAACTTCCGTGGTGATACCGGCAAGGAACGCCGAAAGTTCGCTTTCGCTGGTGAAAGCGATCGTCAGCTGAGAACGGAAAGTCGTGTATGTCTGGTCAAGCGTGGCCTGCCCAGTATACCACATTTCCAGCGGATACCGCTTGGAAATCTTATACATATCCACGCTCTGGCCGTCGCGCAAGGTGTTGGGATTCTGCACAGTGTTGATGAACTTAGTTTCGTCAAACTTGCCAGAGAAGAAAGCGATTTTGCGGATGAACAGGCCCCACTCCTGCGACGTGGTTTCGATGCTGGTAAACCTGCCGCTATATGCGCGGGTGGTAATGATGGTACGCGAAACCATGTTATAGAGGGCCTGCAACGTGCCCTCTTTGCTGGTGTTAAGGCACATCTGCCCGACGTTGATAAAAGAAGAGGTATCAACGGCAGTGATTGCCGTCTGGCCCGTCACCTGCTGAACCAAATTATTGGCAATGGTATAAATGTCCTGCGGACGGAAAACCGTTGCGCCTGCCTTTTCGGGGAAATTCGGGTTAGCCATTACTTAACAACTCCTTCCATAATACTGAAATTAGGGCTTTCGGGTGCAGGGGCAGGCTTGACCGCCCCCAGAATGATATCTTCCACACTGGTGACAGTGGGAAGAGCGCCCACGGTGCCAGCGGTCGGAACATTGAGCGCGTCAACCTTTTTGCTAAGGTCGGCAAGGCTTGCCATCAGCTGGCCAAGGTCGGGAGTGGCCGGGGCCTGCTGGACAGGTGCAGGAGTGGGAACCGTCGCCGGAGCGGTCGGAACCGTGGGAGCAGTTGCGCCAGGAACCTGCGCAGGGCTGGGGGGAGTGGTCTGGGGATTGCCCAGATTCATAAAAGCAGCAATATCGGTTTTGGAAAAACCTGCGTTTGCCAATGCGAGAACGTCGTTAATGCTGAGTGCCATAATCAATAGGCTCCTTTCCATCTTGATTTGTTGGTTCTAACGTCCACATGGGTGAACGTGTGATATACGCCGATACCGCCAGAAGCGCCCAAATAGACCTCTGCTATCTCTGCGATTCTGGACGGTGTCACGCCCTCAACCCAAATATCAGCCGCCATTCCGTTACAATGCTGAGACCGGGGAGAGGCGTTTTTGAGAGTGGCGTTATATTCCTTGCTTCTATATCCGCTGTTAATGTGTACCGGTTTACCGGTAAAATTCCGGATGTTTTCAAGCAAAGTCAAAAGCCGCTCGTCAACCTTTACAATGTCGCTGGGGTCATGCTTGGAATGGAATTCCCGAACGCGAAAGTGCGGGGAAAGCCGCTTTTCTGCAGCATACTTGTATGAATAAGTAAGCACAGCCTACTCCTTTCTATAAAAGCAGGGGTGCGCAACTTAGAAATGCTACCCCACAGGCTTCCGGCCTGTCTAAGTTTTGGGGGCCCCTGCACCTTTATCATACTATCTTTAATCGTCGATGTCAAGGAATTCTTTGATTTTGAGCAACGTAGGCACATCGGAACACCAAACCTGATTAAGATTTAACATAGCCTCAAAGAATGGATGATGCAGACGGAAAGCGGTTTTCCCTGCTTTCGTGTCAGGGTATACTTCTCTGCTTTCGTGCCGGGACGTACACAGATACACATGATTCCCGTCGTACACATACGCATATAACCCCGCCACGGAGTACAGGGGTTTCATGCCTTTCAGGTTCATGGGCCGTACCGCTTCCAGATTGTTGTAAGCAAACTGATTTTCCATTGCCATTCTATAAAACTTTGAATCCTTGTTTTTCATCATGTGACGCATGAAAGCAGTCTGCGCACGCTTGGCACTTACCGCACTGGACTTGGGCATACCAATGAACACGCCGCTTTCTGTTACCGTCCACTCTTTGCCCGTCCTGCACAGCTTGGCGATTTCATCCGTAATCCCAAGTTCAACCAAAATCGGAGACGCAATATCAAACGCATTCGCCAAAAGCCAGAGCCGGAGCGGGGGCTTTCCTTCCAGTTCTCTGTTTCCGTTGATGGTAACATAGGCATTCAAAAGCGCGTCGCCCTCTGCCTTGCGCTTGATAACAATTCTTTCGGGAATGAATTCATCAAAAACCACGTCCTCAAACTGAGAGCCATTGAAACCACGGATATTCGCAATACTGGGGAGCGTCATGCCGATTCCGTATTTCTCTAGGCATTGCTTTGGCTTGCCGTCCTCATACTCAAACCGACCTATTGTATAAGTGACCTTGCCACCCTTTACAATATCCGCGTCAAACCCTTCTCTTTTCAGAGGCAAGAAAGGGTTCAAATCGGGGTCGCTGGTGATTGCGTCAAACTCCGTGGTTGTGCGGCGTAGGTACAGGAACCTTTTGCCCTCGTTCAGCTCATATTTCAATGTGCCGTAGGTTTTACCAACTTGGCGTTTACCAATAAGGATATTGCACCAACAACCTAAAGAAGCGATGGACGGGATATTGACCCATCCACCGCTTTCATATAGGTCAAGCGCAATATTTTTCATGTTGCGCTTGCTCATGTTTACACCTCGTAACGGGTCTTATAATCCGTCTTTTCGCCCTGCGCCGTTGCGTGCTCCGAAACTGCGGCAATAATGCGCTGTGCATCCTGCTCAGCGAAGTACACGCGGTACAGGTCGTAATACTCCCCATCCCGGCCCTTGCTCTGCGGCATTGCGATAAACTCGCCGTTTTTGCCGTCAACGACTTTCAGATTGAGGAACGTCGCGCCCGGGACATTCAGGGTGAACACGCAAATCCGGTCTGAAATGAGGTGACACGCCTGCACGGTTGCGTCCTCAATGGACAGATAAGACTTGACGACTTCGGGAGCGGCGTTCTGCCGGTTCTTGTTAAACATGGTATATTCTCCTTTTATTATATGGTTGTGTCAGAAAATCCAGCGCAACATAAACTGTTTCGCCACGCTGTCACCGTTGGTCGGGAAAAGCGCCGTGGGTGACTGGTTCGTGTAGATGCTGGCAATGTGGTGTTTCTGCGCTTCCAGCTCTGCCTCCTGCTGTTCCATGGTCTTGCCCCCGTGACAACAGGGAGACCACTGGGGCGCATACGGAAAGCCACGGCGTGCGGCCTCTTCAAAGGCGGTAAAGGGCAGGGGGTCGAGCTTGCCCACTCCGTCAACGATGTTCAGGAGATTGCCGTCCTTGTCATAAACAAGACCGTATATATTTTGTGCCGCGTCCTCATAAAGCAAGGTATGCGAAACATTGGTCGGAGTGGCGCAAGGGCCTGTACAGGTGCAAGGGTCAGACATTGGAAACGCTCCTTTCTTTATATGCGTCGGTGAAGTCGTCACCGTCAAGCATGAAATCATGTGGAATCTCTGCGCCGATTTCACATTTCAGCGTTTCGGCGTTGATATCCTCAAGAGCCATTTCAATACCCTTGGAACCGGTGGCAGAGCTGAGCGTTTTCATACCGTGCAGCTTGACGACTTCCACACAGTCGTGCTTGCTGTTCCAGTCCAGAAACAGCAAGGTCGAAACCTGCTTCCACAGTGACATACTTCGTAAAAACTTTCATTGTGTTTGTCCTTTCATCTCGTGATTGATGTTCGATGCAAGTTTGTCCTTGCAATTATATAGTAGCACGGGGCACATCCGAAATTGTGAACAGGATATCAACAACAGGTAACAAATTGGTTACAAATTGGTTACACCTCTTATATACATTATCGACGTTA